CGCTTATTAGCGCTTATCCGCAGAAAATTAACTGTACCCCACTTTGTTGGCACCATCAGATTACTCTTTTGGGAGAGCAACATAGATAAACTATGAACAAATTAAATAATAAAATCAATCACGGTTGGTTAACTCGAATTAACGAGTTACTTCCTATGATCAACATATTACATAAGTTGCCATCTGACCAAAACTTAGTTAAGTTCCTGAGTTTAGTCTCAAACATGGTAGCTAACCATGGTGAGGTATATACCATCGAAAGATTAAAATCTTTTAGATTGGTATTACAACAGTATGCCTTAAGGCAAACTGTTACACCAGTCCCATTCGCAAAAGCGGATAAGGACGGTTTTCCGAAAGCGATAAGCTTTCTGAAACCCACTCTGGACGATGTATATAGTATGCGGTATTGTTTCTCTGTTATGAGAATTATTGAAACATTCAGGCGTAAGCCCGAATATTCAATCAATACTATAATTGATAAATCAACAGCAGACGAAAGTCTGATTGATGAAATATCAGATTACATTCGCAATTGAAGCTTTCTTAGGCAAATGCCTAAGTTAGCTACTTCACAACTTGTATTAAGCAATAGAGCAGGACCAAATGGTCCAGCATCTATAACAGCAATTCGTGATCTAACTGCCTTAAGGCAGAATGAACCTGAATTGTTGGCTAGTATTACAAAGTTATTAGAGGTAACAGCCCCTAATCTCAGTGTAAAACATTACAAGTCGCACGAGGGAAGTTTCCAAGCTTCCAAGCTCGTTCTACTTAGCGATAAAGCATGTAAAACACGCGTTATTGCTATAGCAGATTGGTGATCAAATACAGCCTTAAATGCTATACATAAAGCATTTATGGACTCATTATTTAAATTACCAAGCGATGTGACCTACAGACAAAGTGAGATCCCTAAACTTGTTAAAGGTTTAGGAAAACAACTTTACAGTTCTGATATGACCGCTTTTACTGATAGATTCCCTAGGAAACTAGAGAAAGTATTAATAGAAGCTTCATACGGTGCTGATATAAGTGAGTTGTGAGAACAAATTGTCTCAAACAGAACGTTTCACCATCCTAAAGGAGGTGTACGTTATGAATGTGGCAACCCCATGGGTTTGTTAAGCTCATGGCCTGTGTCTACACTTACACATCATGCTGTTAAGCAATGATGTGCAGAAAAGGTAGGAGTAAAGAATTACAAATACCTTATCTTAGGTGATGACACTATTGATACTTCGTTAGAAGTATACAATAAATATATTGATACAATCAATAGATTAGGTGTCTCAATCTCACACGCTAAGTGTACTAAAAGCGAATCAGCTAATGCTGAATTTGCTAAAAGACTCTTCACCAATTCAAATGAGGTTACCGGTCTCCCGGTCCACATTTTGCAAGGTGTACGACGAAAACCTGAACAAGTTCTTGAACTTGTTAAGATTTGTCGTGAGCGTGGGTACGAGGATAACTTTCTCGGCCCGTCTTTGGATCTCTTTCTTCGAACCTTTAAACAAGGTAAGATGATTGCAGACATGTTAGCTCTACCAGAATCAGTTACTAATCAGCTCCCATTATTGGGAGTTAGAGAAGGAAGCTGGGCTCACAAATGTGAGCTACTGGGAGAGTCTCTTAATACGTTACTTCTTATTGCAAGAAATAAGGTATTTTGAGATCTAACAGCTAGGATTAACGAACCTAGCTTTCCAAATGTTGTCTGTCGGGTACCTGTAGAACCGAACCATCCAATCGCTTTTGCCTTGGCAAATAAGTGAGAGGATTATCTTCCTGAAACGGAAGATAGTTACAGTATCTACGAATCGTGAATGAATGGAGAGTACAGAGAATTGGCAAATCTGCCACTTCTCAGTGCATATTGTTTTAGCAACAAGGGGCATCAAGCCACTCGTTGTAAATACGATGTGCTAATGAATCTATTAGCGTTAGCTAATGGAAACATGAACATTCCATTACATAAGCATACTAAGTTAGACAACTTTGAGTTGTATGACTTATGTATCACAGAAGCGCAAAACGTGCTTCTGCAATCATAGGATCGGGAATTAACCCAACCACCCGGGGATTCAAGCCTCGCT